GGTGCAGATATTTGGCGCGGTGAATGGATAGATACAGCATACCCAATGCCTACTATGTGAACGGCATAGGAATCTGCAAAGAGTTTGCTTTTGCATTTTCTAAAGGCTGCGGTGGTCGCATTTACGAAACAGCCAACATACTGCACAATGGCGATGTTTCCATGTTTGGCGATCCAGCCACTTGGCAGCTATTACAAAAAGCCAAGCAAGATAACAGAACGTTGTTTTACGGCGATAAAGCATACTTTGGCAGGAGCAAGTATTACCGGATCACGAAAAACGCCTACCAGAGCGATTGTATAGGAAATGGAGATACTTCTAGGCTAAAGAAAACAGGCCAAAAGATATATCCGTGGAAAACAGGCTCAAAGATTCTTATATGTCAGCAATCTGAACTATTTTATAAGTTGCACGGACTGAATCGTAATGATTGGGTAAACCATACAAAGCAAACAATTCGGCAGTACACCGACAGGCCAATTGAGATACGATCTAAAATATCTGGCGATGGTACAGAGTTTGCATTTCGCCGTTCATTGGTTGATGTTCATGCCGTGGTAGTCTATACCTCTGTTGCTGGCGTACAAGCCGCTATGAATGGCGTGCCTTGCTTTGCAACTGAGCAATGTGCATCATTGGCCTTTGGGTCAAGCGATTTGTCACAGATAGAAAATCCTGTTTTGCCTGATAATAGGGAATACTTGGCAAGCGTGCTAGCTAACAATCAATGGACACTTGACGAAATTCGTAACGGAACTGCTTGGAGAATGTTAAATGAAAATATGGAATAGCCTGTATTTGCCTGATGATGAGCATCATTTAATTGATTGGATGCAAAAGGCCGGTGAAATCGTGGATGGAAAACCGACCTATCAATATCCGAAGTACCGTGAGGCACTCAAGCAATGCAGCAAAAAGCGGCGCGTCATTGATGTTGGTGCAAACCTTGGCTTGTGGTCGCGTGTCATGTTGCTTGACTTCCAGCACGTTGAAGCATTTGAGCCAGTAGAAAAGCACATTGAATGTCTGCTGCTCAATGCGCCAAAAGCTAATTTATATCAGGTTGCGCTTGGCAATGAGCATGGCTTTGTTGAGATGGTCACAAGTGGCAATTCCTGCGGTGACACATCGCCTAAATCTGGTGTTGGCAAAGAAGTGACTGTTACCAAATCGGTTGAAATGGTTTTGCTTGATGATTACAACTTCAAAGACGTTGATCTGATTAAAATTGATTGCGAAGGCTTTGAGTTGTTTGTGCTGCAAGGCGCAGAAAAGACTATTGTTGAAAACAAGCCGGTCATCATTGTCGAGCAAAAGCCAAACAAGGGCGCAAAATTTGGAATTACAGATACCGCTGCTGTTGATTACCTGCAATCACTTGGCATGAAGATACACACTGTCATGGCTGGCGATTACATAATGGTCTGGTAATGGGCTGGGGTGATGAGCTGATGGCGGCTGGCGAGGCTGAAGCCTTGCCAGTTAATAAGGTTGCTATCTTTAGCGGACATCAACAACGCTGGCATGAGGCATGGGAAAACAACCCAAAGATTGCCCGTATTGGCGAATCGTTTGATGCCAAGATAGAAAGCGGCCCAGGGCATCGCCCGTACTTTAAGTCAGTAACCAGCGAGAAATGGGAATGGCTACCGTACAAACCAAAACCGGCAAAGCTGTATTTCTCTGATGATGAACTAGACTTTGCTGACCATGTTGTCAACAAGTTTGGCGGTGATTTTGTTGTTGTAGAGCCAAATCTCAAAGAAAAGCAGGAAAGCGTTAATCGTGATTGGGGTTTTAACCGATATGCACAAGTAATTGCATCTGTTGATGCCAATTGGGTGCAATTAGGCGCAGGGAACATTCGATTGCTGCCCCATGTCAGGCAAATCCAGACCAGCACACCGCGTCAGATGGCTGCTGTACTATCCAGAGCCAAGTCTTTCTTATCGCCAGAAGGCGGCTTGCACCACACCGCTGCCGCGTTAAAATTACGCGGGGCTGTCATTTTTGGCGGTTTTATTAGTCCGATAACAACAGGATACGACTTACATGATAATTTTTATCATGGCGCAGGATGTGGTATGCGTGTAAAATGCAAACATTGTCAGGATGTTATGGCTTCAATCACGCCTGATTCTGTAGCTAATACGCTAAAAACCATTTTGGGCAGGGTCTAATATGACAAATCTTACATATTATATTAGATTAATAAACACAGACGGCGCTACAGCAAGCGGCATCTTTAGAACTCGATGGGAAGAAAGACCCTAAAGGATAAATTATGGCTGTTTACTGGCTGAAAGAAATCACAGCGCCGACTTCAGAGCCTATCAGCCTTGAAGAAGCGCGTTTACATTTGCGATTGGATACTTCTGGATCGCCACCCAGCCACCCAGATGACAGCTTGGTAAGCAATCTTATAACGGCTGTTCGACAGAACGCCGAAGAATTCACCGGAATTAAGATTGCATCAGGCACATTTGAAATGCGTGCCGATTCGTTCAAAGACTTTGAAATTAGTCTACAAACATGGCCTGTAACAAGCGTCACAAGCGTTTCTTACGTTGATTTAAGCAATTCAACACAAACGCTTGCATCAACAGAGTACACGCTTGATACATACGCAAGGCCCGTGCGTCTTAAGGCTACAACTACATTTCCAGCTACAAAAGAAGTTACCATTAGATTTGTTGCTGGATGCACAGACGGACAAAGCCCAAATCCTTACCCAATGCCGAAATCAATTAAAGCTGCATTGTTGTTAATGCTTGGGCATTTATATGATAATCGAGAAGCTGTATCAGATATTAAAGCTATGAGCGCCTAATGGGTGCAACATATATGCTTAATCCTTACCGAATCAAGCTGGGGATGTGATGGACATCGGCAAACTAGATAAGCGCATTACGCTGCAAAGCCGCAGCGCAACGCTTGACGATTACGGTCAGCAGATCAATAGCTGGTCAGATGTGGCTACCGTCTGGGCAAACATTAAGCCGGTTAGTGGGCGAGAAAAGATGAAAGCCATGCAAGTGGATTCTATTTTGAGCCATACCGTTGCTGTTCGATATAGCGCTACATTTATGCCTCCGCGTACCGTTGATGCCTGGCGCATTGTTTACAACGGGCGTTATTTCAACATAATTGCAGCGATGGATTTAGACGAAGCCCGTAAATACATTATTTTTGACTGTACTGAAGGGTCTATTGATGGCAACTGAATCATCAGTTGAGATAAAAGGGCTTGCCGAATTGGACAAGCTACTTAAAGACTTGCCTGCAAAAATAGAAGGCAATGTAATGCGCGGCGCTCTTCGTGCCGGTCAAAAAACAATGATGGAAGCGGTAAAATCAAAACTGCGTGAAAACAATTCTGTAAAAACAAGGGCGCTAGAAAAAAGCATTAGAATCAGATTTAATCGCAAATCAATGAAACGCGGTTGGATAAACTCTTATTTAATAGCCGGTAATGCTGATGCGTATTATGCTCATATGGTTGAATATGGGACAGCAGCACACTTTATAAGCGTTAAAAAAGAAGCTGCACCGGCTAGAATGACGCGGCGCGGAATTAAGTCTTATGGCATTTCAACAATCAATAAAATGGTTAATCGCGGTAGTTTGATGATTGGAAAAAACTTTATTGGACAATCTGTAGCGCATCCAGGCGGCAAACCAAAGCCATTTATGCGCCCTGCTTTTGATGCAAATAGTGACAAATCGCTAAATGCAATGGTTGAATACATGAAAAAACGCATACCAAAAGAAATCAAGAAGGCCGGAATATGAACGCAGAACTAATCATTGCAACTTTGCTTTCAGACGCTTCTATTGTGGCGCTGGTAAGCACTCGCCGCGCATTGGCGCAGCTTCCGCAGAATTCGGCCTATCCTGCCGTTGTGTATAACCTGATTGATGGAATGCCGCAGCCTAATGTTGCATATCAGCATGGGGCGCAACGAGCCTTCGCTAGAATCCAGATTAACCCGCTGGCGTTGACTGTGGCAGAAATTAAGTCTATACACGCGGCGATTCGAAATGTGATAGACTTTAAGCATCAACAGACAATCGCCGGTAAGTTGGTGGTTAGCTGTCGTTTTGATAGTATGCAGCCAATGGAAAAAGACCTGGATGCAAACATCTGGACACAAGCAGCAGATTACATTCTCTCTTACTATGAGTGAGATTAACAAAGTTCTAGCAATGAAATATCATTGTTATAACCGTTGCCTGCAATCCCTGTGGGCGTTTTAATAGAAAGGTACTACCATGACTGTTCATACTTCCGCAGGGACAACTCTGCGAGTTACTGCAACCGCCCCATCAACTTTTGACGCTTCCGGCTATAACACGCTGTTCGGCGCATCTCCTGCTCCTGCTCTGGTTGGTGAAATCACCGATCTGGGCGAATTTGGCCGTGAGTTTGCACTTGTAACGCATATGCCAGTTGGTTCGCGTGGCACGCAAAAATTCAAGGGCAGCTTTAACG